ACGGCACGATCGACGACGGCCGCGAGCTCCTCGGCTCCGCAACGGTGCCAGGTCAGCGCAACGGCTTCGAGGCGCTGCACGCGCTCTCCGGTCTGCAGCAGGTCGGCACCCTCGACGCGTCGAACGGCGGCGAGCTCTTCGCGAGCCTGCTGCTCTGGCACGACCGCAACCAGAACGGTCTGTCGGAACCTGGCGAGCTCACGCCGGCGAGCTCGGTGCTCGAGGCGATCGGCCTGGGCTACGAGACGCGCAACCGCAAGGACGGAGCGGGCAACACGTTCCGCTATCGCGGGTGGGCACGCACGCTGGCGGCACCAGGCCAGAGCAAGACCACGCGCACGCTGAACGCGCCGAGCCGCGAGTTCGATATCTTCGACGTCTACCTGGCCTACCGGTGATTGGCACCGGGGTCATAGAAGCATTCTGCGCCGGCATCCTGGTAGGCCTCTGCCTGGGTGCCGGCGGCCTCGTTGCCCTGGCCGCGCTGCTATCTGATCGACGGTGAAGGGAGCAAGACCATGGAGGCACGCAAAGCGCTGGAGATCGCCACGGCGATCGTCGAGGACATATTCACCAACGGTGCAGGCGAGAAGGCCGACCGCCTGGTGATGGTGCTCGAGCTCGAGGGCGGCCGCCGGCGCGACCTGGGCGGCTGGAGCCGGGTGGCAATTCAGGACCGGGTCGCGAGGCTGCTCGAGGGCGTCTGACTGTGACCACACGCCGGCCGGGTGCCGGGCAACGCACCACCAACTGAGGGACCGACACACATGCTCGCAACGCTGATCCTCGCGCTCGCTATCCAGACCGCGCCCAACGTCAAGAACCCGCGCAACATCGAGTTCACCTGTCCCGACCACGCGCGCGACGACGAGCACCGGGTGAACATCTACAAGTCAGACGGCACGCTGGTGCAGACGATCGTCATTGGCGACCCGCCGCAGGGCACCGACGGCCTGGTGCGCGCCACGCTCAACGTGCAGCCGATTGCCTTCGGCACCGGGTTCTACGTGACGGTGCACGCGATCGCGGGCGGTGCCTTCAGCGACGAGAGCGCGCACTCCAACCTCTTCGATCGCGTGCCTGGCGCACCGACCGGCACGGTCGTGAAGTGACACCGGAGCTCGAGCGCTTCCTTCGCCGGCGGCTCTGGTTCGGCGTCGACTACGCGAAGGCGCGCGACTACACGGTGGCGGTGAGCGAGGACGGCAAGTTCCTGCACATCGGTCTGCCCTCGAGCTCCGGCGAATGGCTGCGGCAATGCTTCGTCCCGCGGCCGGCTCCCTGGGACGTGCCCACGCATGAGTAGCACGGTCGACGGCGAGGAGCTCACCGCCGCGGTCCGCGAGCGCTTCCGCCGGTGGCGGTGGTATCCGGACACGATGGTGCGCGAGGAGTTCGGCGTCGAGCCGGACGCCTGGCAGAAGGAGGCGCTGCGCGCGTTCCCGCACAACCCGCGCCTGGCGCTGAAGGCCTGCAAGGGCCCAGGCAAGACCGCGGTGCTCGCGTGGATCCTGCTCAACTACCTGGCGACCAGGCCGCACCCGAAGATCGGCGCGACGTCGATCACCGGCGACAACCTCGACACCAACCTGTGGCCGGAGATCTCGAAGTGGATGGCGCGCTCGTCGTTCTTCAGCGAGACGTTTATCTGGACCGCCTCGAGAGTCAGCCACCGCTACCACCCGCAGACCTGGTTCGCGGTGGCGCGCACCTGGCCGAAGCAGGCCGACGCTGACCAGCAGGCCGACGCACTCGCCGGCATTCACGCCGACTACGTGCTCTTCATCCTCGACGAGGTGGGCGGCATCCCCCAGGCGGTGATGGCGACCGCCGAGGCCGTGCTTGCCTCCGGCATCGAGTCGCACGTCGTGATCGCCGGCAACCCCACGCACACCACTGGCCCGCTCTACGCAGCCTGCACGTCGCAGCGGCACCTCTGGTATGTCGTGACGATCACCGGCGACCCGACGAACCCGATGCGCTCGCCACGCATCAGCGTGCAATACGCCCAGGAGCAGATCGATCTCTACGGCCGCGACAATCCCTGGGTCATGGTCAACGTGCTCGGGGAGTTCCCGCCGGCGAGCATCAACGCGCTGCTCGGCGTCGAGGACGTGGAGCGCGCCATGAACCGGCACCTGCGCCCGGACGCCTACAACTGGGCGCAGAAGCGCATCGGCGTCGACGTCGCCCGGTTCGGCGACGATCGCACGGTGCTGTTCCCGCGGCAGGGCCTCGCGGCGTTCAAGCCAGTGATCCTGCGCCAGGTGCGGACCACCGAGATCGCGACGAAGATCATGCGCGCCGAGCAGCTGTGGCAGCGGAGCGGCAGCAAGGACGTGCTGATCATGGTCGACGACACCGGGCACTGGGGCCACGGCGCGGTCGACATTCTGATCACCGCCGGCAAGCCGGTGATCCCGATCATTGCGAGCGCGCCCTCGTTGAACAAGCGCTACAAGACCGTGCGCGACGAGCTCTGGCTCGCCGGCGCGGACTGGGTCAAGAAGGGCGGGGTGCTGCCGAAGATCCCCGAGATGGTGCGCGAGCTCATCGAACCCACCTACAGCTTCATTGGCGGCAAGTTCGTCGTCGAGCCGAAGGACCTGGTCAAGAAGCGCCTGGGCTACTCGCCCGACCTGGCCGACGGGCTGTTCCAGACGTTCGCGCTGCCTGACGCACCCGCCGATATCATGCAGCGCCTGGCGGACCGCTCGAGAGCGAGCACCGACTATCACCCCTACGAGATCGCCGGCGATCACATGGGCCGGCAAGACGACTACGACCAGGGCGTGGGCAAGGTCGCGCTCGACTTCGATCCCTTCGACCGGAGGTAGCGTGATCAGCGTCCGCCCTGCCACCCATGACGACCTCGAGCGCCTGGCCGACCTGGCGCGATCGTTCATCGAGAAGACTCGCTACGCCCGCTTCCTGGCGTTCGATCGCGCGACGGTGCTGCAGTTCCTCCAGCTGCTGCTGCTGCGTGGCCTCCTGGTGGTTGCCGAGGTGACCGATCGGCCTGGGCAGCTGGTCGGATTCGTCGCCGCGGTCTACGGGACCGACCCGATCGGGTCCACTAAGATGCTCGATGAACTAGCGTGGTGGGTCGAACCCGTGTATCGTAACGGGCGCACGGGCCCCAAGCTGTTGCGCGCGCTCGAGGCGTGGGCACAAGCCAATGGGGTCGACACCATCACCATGAAGGCCCCGGTCGACACGGACGTCGGCCGGTTTTACGAGCGGCACGGCTACGAGCCTGTCGAGACGGTCCACTTCAAGAGGCTGCAGCATGGGACTGATGACGGGGTTACTCCTGGGCGGCGCGATCCTCGGCGGCTGGCGAGCGATGCAGCAGTCGACGAAGAAGACCGAAGCCGAGTATGACGCCGGCAAAGACCCGGAGACGGGTATGCCGGCCAACTGGCCCGCAGGCGTGACACCGGAGGAGGCCTACGCGTGGCGGCGCAATCGGACGATCGCCGGCCGCGAGCAGATGATCGCCACCGGCGCAGCCAGGGTCGCCAAGACCGACGTCGAGGCCTCGGGCATCCCGGACGCCGCGGCCATGGAGAGCAGCAACACCAAGGACGCGCTGAAGGCCGGCACGCGCACCAGGCGGCGCGCCTCCGCCGGCAACAGCGGCCGAGTCACCACGGGCCCGAGCTCCACGCCAGGCGTCACCGCCGGCGGCTCGGCGCGCACGCTGATCGGCTACTAGACCATGGCACGCAGCGCCCTCGGCGACCTCTACTCCGGCAGCGGCATCACCAAGCGCAATCGGCTCGAGCAGATCAAGAGCTCGCTGCACGAGGACCGCACCAGCTTCGACTCGCACTGGCGCGAGCTCGGCGACTGGATCATGCCGCGGCGCATTCGCTTCCAAGGCTCGGACCGCAACAAAGGCGATCGGCGCAACCAGAACATCATCGACAGCACTGCGCGGTTCAGCGCACGCACGCTCGCCTCGGGCCTGCACGCCGGGCTCACCTCGCCGGCGCGCCCCTGGTTCAAGCTGACGACGCCGGACCCGACGCTCGCGAGCTACAAGCCGGTCAAGGACTGGCTCTACAAAGTCACGCAGCGCATGTCGGTGCTCTTCACCGATTCGAACCTGTATAACTCCCTGCCGGTCGTCTACGGCGACCTGGGCACCTTCGGCACCGGGTGCATGTCGTTCCTGCCGGACAGCGTCGACCTGTTCCGGACCTACACCTACCCGATCGGCAGCTACTGGCTCGGCCTCAACTCGCGCAACCTGGTGTCGACGTTCGCCCGCGACTACGAGCTCTCCGTCCGCCAGGTGGTCGAAGAGTTCTGCCTCAAACCCGGCACGCGCGAGATCGATTGGTCCGTCGTGTCGCTGACGGTGAAGACCCTATGGGACCGCGGAAACTATCAGGCAGCCGTCCCGATCACGTGGATCGTCCTGCCCAACGACGACGCCGACCCGGAGCGCCTCGAGAGTCGCTACCTGCCGTTCAGCAGCTGCCACTACGAGCAGGGCGGCGAGAGCCGCGACGGCCGCTTCCTCCGGGAGAGCGGCTACCACTCGTTCCCGATCCTGGCTCCCCGCTGGGAGACAAGCGGCGAGGACACCTACGGGGTGGACTGCCCAGGCATGACCGCCCTGGGCGACGTGAAGCAGCTGCAGTCCATGCAGCGCATGAAGGGCAAAGCCATCCACAAGGCCGTCGACCCGCCCCTGGTGGGCCACCCCGAGCTCCGCGCGCAAAAGACTAGCCTGCTGCCGGGCGATATCACCTACCTGCGGGACGCGCAGCATGGGCTCCGCGCGATTCACGAGGTGGGCCTGAACATCGATCACCTGTCGAACGATATCGGCCTGGTGCAATACCGGATTCAACGCGCCTACTTCGAGGACCTGTTCCTGATGATGGCGCGCAGCGATCAGATCCGGGAGAGCGGCCAGCCGCTGACCGCGCGCGAGGTGCAGGAGCGCCACGAGGAGAAGCTGCTCGCGCTTGGCCCGGTGCTCGAGCGCACCAACGACGAGCTCCTCGACCCGATCGTCGATCGGGCCTACAAGATGATGGAGGACGCCGGGCTGTTCGACGACATGCCGCCACCCGAGGAGCTCGAGGGCGTGAAGGTCAAGGTCGAATACATCTCGATCATGGCGAGCGCGCAGAAGCTGGTGGGCGTCACCGGGCACGATCGCTTCGTCAACAGCGTGGTCCCCCTGGTCGAGGTGTTCCCCGGCATCCGCCACAAGATCAACGTCAACAAGCTGGTCGACGACTACGCCGAAATGCTCGGCACCGATCCGGAGATCGTGCGGACCGACGAAGAGGCGCAGCAGCTGGCGCAGACCGAAGCGACCGAAGCGCAGGCCACCGCCATGGCCGAGCGCACGCAGATGCTCGCCGCGGCGTCGAAGGATGCGGCGGCCGCGCAGCAGGCGACGGGTGCGAGCGGCACACCCCCGCTCGACCAGGTGCTCGGGGCCGGGCAGAACAGCGCGGCCAGTCAGACAGTGGTGTAAGGGAGGAGCAGCATGAAACGGTTGGCACTCGCACTCGCACTCTCGATCGCGCTCGCGCCGGCGATCGCGTTGGCCCAGGCGCGCACCCAGTTCCCGTCGACGGTCATGCTGACCGACGCGACCACCACGAGCTCGAGCGCCAACTTCAAGCCGGCGACCGGCGTGCGGACGTTCCAGGCCTACGGCGCGACGAGCTCCGGCGCAGGGGCCGCGACGATCGTCATTGAGGTGTCGAACATCGAGGCCGCGGTCAACAGCACCAACGTCGACTGGATCACCGCGGGCACGATCACGCTGACGCTGGCGACCACGCGCTCGAGCGACGGCTTCACGATGGACGCCCCCTGGCGCAACGTGCGCGCGCGCGTCACCGCGATTAGCGGCACCGGCGCTGCGGTGTCGGTCGTCATGGGGAACGCGCAGTGACCGTCCACTACAAGCTCGCGGCGTTCGCCTCGAGCGCGGTGCTCGCCTGGATGCTCTGGGTAGCCGCGCTCGTCGCGCAGTCGACCGTCACGGTCAACCCGCGCATCACCGGCAACGCCGGCGGCCAGTCGGTGACGGTCGGCACCGGGGGCGCGGGCGCGCTCAACTGCGGGACGATCACAGCGGCCACACTGACGACCACCACGACGTCGGTGCAGACGGGCGCGAACACAACCGAGACAGACCTGTGGACCTACACGGTGCCCGCCGGCACGCTCAACGCCGACGGCCGCGGGTTCCGGGTGCATATCGACGGCACGACGGCGGCGAACGCCAACAACAAGACGGTCCGGTTCTACATCGGCGCGGCCAACTCCGCCTCGGTGCTCGGTGGCGCTCCCAACGGGATCGCCTGGTGGGCTGACATACACATCATCCGCAACGCCGACAGCGGGCAGCGGACCATGCTCACGACCTTCTCGAGCGCCGCCACGTTCACGTTCAACACGAACACCACGACGCCGGGCTCCTGGTCGTCGCCGGTGCAGCTGAAGGTGACCGGCCAGAACGGCACCGCGAGCGCCGGCGATATCGTGCTGCGGACCGTCACGGTGGAGTGCTTCTAACGTGAGCCGGCGCGCGCTGCAACGCAACGCCGCGGACCCGAAGCAGGTCGCCTTCGCCGAGCGCAAGGCGCGCCAGGCCGAGGAGCTCTTCATCGTCAGCCTGCAAGCGACCATGGGCTCCCTCGAGGGGCGCGTGGTGATCTGGACGCTGATCGCGCGCGCCGGCGTCTACGAGTCGATCTGGGATCCGAGCGCGAAGATCCACTACAACGCCGGCCGCCAGGACTACGGGCACATGCTGCTCCACCTGGTGACGGAGCACTGCCCCAGGGAATACCTGCTGATGGAGCAGGAAGCGCGACAGCGCGGCGGCGCGCTCGATCGCGAAGCACAGGCGGTCCAGGCGGCCGCGGAGGCACAGAGCAATGACGACAACAGCTAAGACCGGCACGGGCGCAGCGACCAGCGAAGCCCCCGCCGGCACGAGCACCGAATCGACCGCAACCAAACCCGGCGAGACGACGAGCTCGAGCACCACCGCCGAGAAGACCGGCGAAGCGCCCCAGGGCGAAGCAGCGAAGACTGGCGACCAGGGCAGCACCACGACCGAGAGCAAGGCCGGCGAGACAACGACGCCGAAGGCTCCCGAGAAGTATGCGCTCACGGTGCCGGAGGACATGAAGGCAGGCGTCGACGATCAGCTGCTCGGGCAGCTGGAGACGGTTGCCCGCACGCAGGATATGTCGCAGGAGGAGGCGCAGGCCTTCCTCGAAGACACGCTCGCGCGGATCAAGGTCCAGAGCGATGCGTGGGCCAACGAAACGAAGGCCGACAAAACCTACGGCGGCGACAAGCTCGCGGAGACGCAGCGCCTCGCGAAGCTGGCGATCGACAAGGTGCGTCCTGTCGGTCACCCGATGCGTGACGCGTTCAACAATTTCCTCGCCCGAGGGGGATCCGGCAATCACATCCAGGTCGTGTCGTTCCTGGCCGACCTGGGCCGATTGATGGGTGAAGACGCAGGGCCTGCCGGCCACCGCAGTAGCACGGGTGCCGTCACCGCCGCCGACAAGGCTGCGGTGCTCTACGACCACGCCGACTCGCGCGCCGCCGACAAGACCTAGATCGCCCATCACTGGAGAGCGTAAATGGCAACACTTTCGACTGGAGTGCTGACGCTGTTGGACTGGGCGAAGCGCCTGGATCCCAACGGGAAGGTCCCCGTGATCATCGAGATGCTCAAGCAGAGCAACGAGGTGCTCGAGGACATGCAGTGGCGCGAGGGCAACCTGCCGACCGGGCACCGCGTGACGATCCGCACGGGCCTGCCGACGGTCTACTGGCGCATGATCAACCAGGGCATCCCGCCCAGCAAGAGCTCGACGGCGCAGGTCGACGAGCAGAGCGGCATGCTCGAGGCCTGGTCCGAGGTGGACAAGGACCTGGTGCTGCTGAACGGCAACGCGAGCGCCTTCCGGCTCTCCGAGGCGAGCGCGTTCCTGGAAGCCATGAACCAGGAGATGGCGTCGACGCTGTTCTACGGCAACGTCGGGATCGCGCTCGAGGAGTTCACCGGCTTCGCGCCGCGCTACTCGGCGATCACCGGCGTGGCGAGCGGCGAGAACATCATCGACGCCGGCGGCAGCGGCTCGGACAACACCTCGATCTGGCTCGTCGCCTGGGGTGAGCAGACCGCGCACGGCATCTTCCCCAACGGCTCGAAGGCCGGCATCGTGCACGACGACTTCGGCGAGGTGACCGTCGAGGTGACCGCCGGCGTGGCCGGCAACCGCATGCGCGCGTTCCAGGAGCGCTACCAGTGGAAGGCGGGCCTGGTCGTCAAGGACTGGCGCTACGTGATCCGGATCGCGAACATCGACGTCAGCGACCTGGCGGGCGGCTCGCCGGCGGATCTGATCGACGCCATGGAGGCGGCCGAGGAGATGATCCCCAACGAGCTCGGGCGCAAGGTGTTCTACATGAACCGGCGCGTGCGCCGCTACCTGCGGAAGCAGGAGCGCAGCGACGTCAGCGCCGGCGGCGGCACGACCTACGAGAACGTCGAGGGCAAGCCGACGCTCATGTTCGGCACCACGCCGATCCGTCGTGTGGACTCGATCCTCAACACCGAGGCGCGCGTCACGTAGGCTTTTCGACCCTCTCTCGAGCGGGTCAGAAAGCGGCAGCGACAGCAACTTTTTGCGGAGGAGTTCACGATGTTCATTGATGCTCTGTTGACCGTGTCGGACGCGCAGGCGCTGACCGGCACCTCGGCGATCCTTAGCACCAACACGATCGACCTGGGGAACACCACCCCGAAGCGGGATATCGGCACGGGCACGCCGCTCCGCTTCGCGGTCGGCTTCGACGTCGCCATGGGCGGCACCACGCCGGCGATCACCATCGAGGTGGTCCAGTCGGCCAACGCAGACCTGAGCTCGAGCGATGTGATCGGCTCGAGCGGATCGCAGTCGGCCGTCGCGGCCGGCAAGGTCCACGAGGTGTCCGTCGATCCGGGTCGCGTCACCAAGCGCTACCTCGGGCTCAAATACACCATGACGGGCACCTCGCCGACGGCGACGGTGACCGCGGCACTGCAGCCGGCTCAGATGAGCTCGCAGTCGGTGCCGACGGCTTACGCGCGCGGCTACTCGGTCTAACCCGAGTCCGCGCTCGCCACCGTTTCAACCGTTCACTTGTGAGAGCTCGAGGAGATCAGCACCATGGCGAAAAAAGGCAACAAGCGGCAGGCCACGACCCGCGACGAGCGCGACACGCGCACGGCCGCGGAGCGCCGGCGCGCCGACGAGAAGGCAGCGCAGCGCGCCCAGGCTGAAGGCGAAGCCGCGGAAGCGGCCGCCGGCGGCAGCGACGACGACGTCGACAACGACCAGCTGCCCATCAACCACCAGACGATCGTCGACCACCGCGACGTCGAAGCCGGCCGGCTCCCGCCGGAGGCGTCACCGCGCGAGGGTCGCACCTCGCCGGCACCGCCGATCGGCCCGGCGAAGAGCGACACCGTGCGCGTGGGTCGCGGTCCCAACAACGACTTGCCGGACAGCGATCGGGCCGAGGGCCCGAAGCGCACCCCCAGCAAGCGCATCGTCCAGGCCACGCAGCTGGGCTACTACGCGCACGCGCGCCGGCGTCCCGGCGACGTGTTCCAGCTGGAGTTCGAAGAGGACTACTCGGTTCGTTGGATGCGCCCGGCACCCCGCGGGGCGCAGCTGCACACCACGGGTGCCAACGAAGCGATCCGGCGATCGAACCGCGCTACGCGCGACCTGCGCGCCGGCGTGGGTGCGTTCCCCACCGTGCCGAATAGCGACCCGCCGACCACCGCGGCCGCCACGGCACGGCTCGACCAGGCCGTCGAGGCCGACCCGCTGAACGACTAGCGGGGTCCGTTCAATAGGGCCGCCGGGGGCGGCTGACAACAGGTGGTTGTCAGCTGGCAACCCCGCCGGCGGCCCGCCTTTCTCAGAGGCGGGGGCGCGGTGGCAATCTTCGACGCGAACAGAGTCCAGAACCTGACCTTCTACATCGTCCTGGACGATGCCGAGCGGGTCGCCGAGCTCAACGCGCAATACCCCGACGGGGTGAACCTGCCGCCCTACGTGCCAGGTCCACCCGAGGGCGGGGCGTCCATCGACTACGACGCGCCGTGGATCGGCCTGGCGTCCCCAGGGGCGCACCTGCCGCCCTACTCCTACACCGACTGGCCGAGCTCCCCCAGTAAACCCTTCCCGACGGACGTGCACACGTTCTCGAGGCACACAGGGGGCTTCCTGGGCATCGGCGGCACGACGGTCCGCTACTACTGGATCGCGAAGTTCGTCTACATGCCCAACGCGAACGTGGGCAACGACGAGGCGGGCGTGCCCTCGTGGGCGGCGACCCCGGCCAAGCTGTTCCTGGAAGGCTTCGAAACCCCTGGCCGCGGCGCAGCGGTGGGCAACGTCGGCGAGTATTGCATCACCGATGCGAGCCGGCACGTCGGCGGCCGCGGCCTGGCGGTGCGCGGGCAGACGAGCGCCACCTACTCGCTGGCTCCGACGTCGTCCGGCGCGACCCCGTTCGACGTCAAGGAGCAGTGGGACCGGCTCTACATCCGGCTGCGGAAGCTGCCGACCGCGACCAGCAACTTCTGGCGCTACTCGACCACGCCGTCGGCCGGTGTCGGGCACGTGCTCGGCGTCACCGCGAGCGGGGGCATTGCCATCTTCTCGAGCAACTCGAGCTCGGTGCTCTCCCTGGTGACGGTGATCTCGGGCTTCGAGCTCGAGGTGTGGAACGGCCTGGCGAGCCACGACGTCTGGTGCAAGGTCGATATCGTCTACAAGGTCGGCGCGGGCGG